TCCAATGTCACATTCTTCAATGGCGAAGAGCAAACAAATGGATATGTCATTGAAGGTGGCGAAGATGAAATTCGGGCAACAGATGGTGGCGGCACCATCTATGTTGTGGATGGAATGGCTGATGAATTACAGGTACAATATGGCGATTCAGCTATCTATGTCGTAGATGGTGGGGAAAATATAAATTAAAAAATGGCAACACAAGATTCACGCATAAAAGTTAAAAGGTCAACAGTATCTGGAACTGTTCCAACTGTGGCACCATCTACGGACCATACACAACCAACACCTGCATGGTCAGCTACGGACATCTACAAAGGTGAACTGTTCATCAATCAAGCAGACAATGTTGTGTGGTCACGTGGTGATGATGGTGTTTTCTGCATCAGTGGAACTGCTGAACTGACCATTGCATCAGCAGATGTTCTGCATTTGAACGGCACACCATTGACCATTGTTTCTGCTGTGTCTGGCTATTCCATAGAAGTTATATCAGCAAGCGTGAAGATTGATTTCAGCACAACAGCATACGCAACCAACACATTTGTTCAGTTAATAACCAATGGCGCAACAACTGCGCAGTATGGTGCCGCAATAATCAATGCCACAGTTGCGACAACAAAGAAACTGCCAGAAATAGCAACAACAACAGCCACAACTACACAGTTGATTTCTAATGCAGATTTGCAGGTTTCTGTTAAAACAGGTGACCCAACAGCAGGTGATTCAGATGTCACCATATTTGTCAATTATCGTTTAATTCCTGCATAGTATGGCCACAAAGATTGCTATAGAAGTAGATGTAAAAACCAAAGATGCTGCATCAGAGATAGATGAACTGAAGCAGCAGATGGAAGATTTGCAAGCCACAACCAAGGAGCTGAAAAGCAAGATGGAAGCTGGATTTAAGGCAGGTGAAAAAGGTGCAGAATCTGCAAGCAAAGGTGTCAAAAAGTTTGGCGGTTCAGTTGGCAATGCCATCAAGATGATTGGCAAGCTGTCTGTTGTTCTGATTATTTTCGAAAAACTTTCAGACCTACTTCGTAGCAATCAAAGAATTACTGATGCATTGAGCAAAGCAATGTTGACATTGGAAATTGTATTTGGCAATGTCGCAGGTGCTGTGCAAGATTTGGTTGATGGATTGCAGAACATCAAGGACATGAACATGGATGACATCATCCAGAAGTTCAGAGACTTTGGAAGCGCATTGCTTTATGGTGCAGATGGTGCGTTGGCACAGGCTGACAATATTGTCCGGATGCGAAACGAACTGCAATTGGCTGAAGCTGAACAGCGCAGATTCATACTTCAGAAACAACGTGAAGCAGAACTGCAAAGGCAAATACGTGACAACATCGAATTGGATATTGAGACAAGAATCAAGGCCAATGATGCCATTGCTCAAATACTGACAGACCAAGCCAATGGTGAATTGGAAATTGCTGCATTGCGAATCAGTTTGCGTGAAGCAGAATTGGCAATGAATGACGAATCAATTTCGGCACAGACAGGAAAGATTGATGCATTGGCTGAAGAAGAAGATATTTTGGAACGTATTTCTGGAATCACATCTGAACAGATGACCAATGCAGCAGCATTAAGGGCAGAAGAAGCAGCATTGGCAGAAGAACGCGGAGAAGGCATCAGCAATGCACGTGAATATATGTTGTTCCTTGAAAATCCGTGGTATGCTTCAATTGGTCAAGAGTTAAGCGCAGCATCAGATGAATATCAAATACATCTGGAATCAATGCGTGAATTTCTAAGGCATAACAATGCTGAAATGACCGACGAACAGATTGAGAATCACGAAGAAATGATTCGTCTTGAAAACGATTATCAGAAGAAACTTTCCAGAATTACAAAAAAAGAAGCAGACATCAGAAAGAATGCACAGATTGGAGCAGCGCAAGCAACGGCCAATGCATTAGGTCAAATTGCAGGTTTCTTGGAGCAGCAGGGTGAAGCAGGTGTGGCAGCAGCCAAAGCATTTGCAGTTGCAGAATTGGCCATCAATACGGCTGTGGCTATATCAACAGCAATTGCAGGTGCAACATCAGCAGCAGCAGCAGGTGGACCTGCTGCGCCATTCTTGCAAGTGGCATACATTGCATCAATGGTTGGTTCTGTTGTGGCTGCTGTCGCACAAGCACAAAACATTCTTGGTGGCGTTCCTGGACCAAGTGGCGGAAATATTACAGGCGGTGTCAGCGCACCTGCTGCACCAAGTGTGTCAACATTAGCAACAAGCACAACTGAAATCACCAATGCAGATGCTGCACAGATGGCACCTGTCCAAGCGTTTGTTGTGGAATCACAACTTTCTGGCAGCCAAGAAAACGTACAGCAAATTCAAAACCAAGCCACATTTGGCACAAGCGGATAAACATGGAAAAACCTAAGAAAATACCATTGGTCTATTTGACTATAGATGATGATGATGAAAGTGGCGTAGATTTCGTCAGCTTAGTTGATGAACCTGCAATTGAACGTGACTTTATGGCGTTCAGTAAAATTAAAGAACCATACAAGTTCAAAATTGAAAGCCAAGAAAAACGCATAATCACAGGACCATTTATGATTTCCAATTTGCCAATCTACAGGCGCATTGATGATAAGGAATGGTATGTTGTTTTTACATCAGATGTGATTCGAAAGATTGTCTACAAGTTCATGAAGAATGGATTGACCAAGGCAGTCAATGAAATGCATGAAACACCTGTAGATGATGTGTTCATTTTTGAATCGTGGATTGTTGACGATGTGAAAGGTGTGCCGGAAGGATTCCAAGATGTGCCACAAGGCAGTTGGTTTGGTTCAATGCGAATTGAAAATGATGAAGTGTGGAACAAGATAAAGGAAGACGATGGCTATATGCTGAAAGGTTTTTCTGTCGAAGGCATCTTCAGAGAAGATAAGGAAATGACGATGGACCAAGAAGTGATTGATGCAGTAATTGATGCCATCCAAAAGTAAGTGGCACACATTACAAATATTTCTATTTAAGAAAAAGAACAGCTATGAATATTTCAGAATTGGTTGGTGATAAATTACCAGAAATCAAGAATCTACTTTTCGGAACAGAAGCAACAGAAGAAGCAGTTGAATCTGCATTCTTAGATAGTAAGTTGGTAGATGGAACAATAGTTCGGATTGACCCTGCTGTTGAAGTTGGTGCTGTTGTCAAAGTTATTGACGAAGCAGCCAATGAAATTGATGCACCAGATGGTGACCATGAACTTGAAGATGGCACAATCATCAGAACTGAAGGCGCAGTTGTTGTTGAAGTAATGGCTCCAGAAGCTGAAGAAGAAGAATCTGAAGAAGAAGTTGAAGCAGAAGAAAAGGACAAGGAAGAAATGTCTACAGAAGATGTTGATGTGAAGATGTCAGCTATTGCTGCTGATGTTCTTGCAGCACACAACTTTGCAAGTGCTGAAGCAGTTGAAGCAATCAACACCAGATTTGATGACATGGAAAAAGCCATTGGAATGATTACTGACATCGTGGAAAAGATGGCCGCAAAGCCATCTGTTGAACCAACGAAGAAGGTGAACAATCCATTCGCAAAGGCAACATCTGATGTTGACTTAGTTGAAAAGATGAGAAAAGCATTAAAGAAGTAATAAAAAAATAAACCATAAAAAACAAAAATCATGGCATTTGATGTATTGGCATTAAGCCCATTCGTAAACGAGCAGCAATTTCCATTGCTGACAAAGGCATTAGCAGGTGGACGAACTGCTGAACTAATGAGAAAGCAGTTAGGTGTGAAAGGACCAACAACTGTGAATTTAATGGATGTTGATGTGAACATGGCACAAGCAGGTGCTACTTGTTCTTTTTCAGCAGATGGTGATGTGACATTCACACAGCAAACCATTGATGCAAAACACGTGAAGATAAACATGGAATTTTGTCCAAAGAAATTGGAAAATTACTATTTGTCTACGCAGTTGGCACCTGGAGCAATCCAAGATTCAATGCCGTTTGAAGAAGTATTCAGCAATTATCTGATTGAAAAAATTCAAGATGAAATTGAAAAAATCATCTGGCAAGGTGATGGTGCAGGTACATCTGGAACAAACCTTGATATGTTCGATGGTATACTTCAGCAAACAGCATCTTTTACAGATTGCAACACAGCAGCCTACAATGGTGGAACATTGTCTTCACCGTTGACAGTTGCTGACATGGTTGAAGCAATTCAGCGTGTTTATGCATTATCACCATCAGCAGCAGTTGCACAGAATGATTTTAAAATTTTCTGTGGATTGGACAAATATCGTTTAATGGCCGCAGGTCTTTTAGATGGTAGCGGATTGACTTCTACAGGTGGACAGCTTGCAAATTATGGTTCTGATTTTGACCCGTTCAGATTAGTTTACCCAGGAACCAACATTGAAGTGATTGGTGTGAATGGTCTTACGGGATTGAATGGTGTTTACGGAGCATCTTTGAACAACCTTGTTCTTGGATTAGACCTTGACACAGACACATCAGCAGGACTTGAAGTTTGGTATAGTAAGGATAATCGCAGCATCCGTGTTGCCTGTGAATTTATCATGGGAACAGCAGTTGCATTTCCAGACCAAGTTGGTAAAGTAGCAGTATAATCTGCATTAAATTGATTCAAAGGTGATGGCAGCAATGCCATCACCATCACTAAAAAAACAATTAGCAAATGAGCTGTCCATTAACATCCAACTATGCATTGCCTTGTCGTGACAGTATAGGTGGAATTAAAAAATTGTATATCGCAACATTAGCTGATTACGAAGCATTGGTTGAAACAGTTAGC